ATAACGATGGGCTTGAGCTAAAACTAGTCGGGTAAGTTATTTGTGCATAGTAAGCGTTAGCTAGCGTAGTATCAAATCTTATAACTGGTACTTGACCTGCACTAGCAGGGTCTGTTGTTAAAGTATAAGCGTTGGGGTTACCATATATTCCTGGTACAGTAGTTGCTACAGTACATCTGCTTTCAACTGTACCATCAATATCTGCTGCTAAAACTGGTGTTGCTCCAAGTATAAAGCTTATTGCTATTAATAATTTTTTCATTTGTATTGCTCCTCAACCATTTGGTTCATTAATTTATCTTGCCCTAAACTTCTTAAGGCTCTTCTATTATCCACTATATCTTTGTCTTGTAAAACAACACTATCCCGGTATATCTTACCCGGAATCTGTGCAACATAGTAAGTGTTAATATTGGTCGCTTGGTTTATAACTTGTAGTAATGCAGCTTGTGATACTTCATTTGCAATAGTAAGTGCATTCTCTGTAGTAGCTAAAAGAGACTCCATATTTTCTTTGTCCTTCTCTTCTTCATCTTCATCTTTAGCCTCTTCTTCCTCTTCTAATAACTCCTTATCAGTTTCTGTTTGCGCGAGCTGGACTGACTCATCTTGCAACGCGTCATAATCTGGTATGTCAGGTACTGGAGGTGGTTTAGGCTTTACGTACCCAGGACAGTTAGGGTCACTCTGTGGATCAAAGCAAGGGTCAAATCTATATATGTATCTTACATCTGCACCTTCTATACTACCTGTGCCTTCTTGTTTAAGTCTACCATCACCAAAAACTGCAATAGGTAAATAAGGCAATGCAATAGTTCTTCTTACCTCAATACCACCTTCACGCTGTGACCAATCTTGTTTATCTTGAAATACATAACCACCACCTACTTTATCGTTTTCTAAAGTAACAATGTAGTCATCTTCTTTGTTTTTAATGGGTGTGTATTTGTAAGTAACTCCTGATATATCCATGCCACCAATACCATTAGCACCTAGATACGTAGGTGTCATTGTCCACTCTAAGCCACTAATTGCTACGTTAGGTGTGTAGCCAAATGTGTAGCTAAAAGAAGATAAAGGCAGCAGCAGCAGTACCCATAATGCTGAGAACCTTATCACGCTTTTCTTGTGCAGTAATTTCATCTTCATCCTCTGGCATAGGTATTAGGTCAGTCCTAACTTGCCATGCAGCTTTGGCTTCATTGCCTATCAAACCATCTATCGGGCATGGAGTCCCGGCGTCCATCATCGCTTGCCACACGTCTTTGTCTTGGCACATTATTGATACTGCGGCTACTTTCATCCCCATATCGTACAATCTACCGGCTTTTTTTAATCTAAGGCAGTTCTCCTCGGTGTATGTAGCACCTAGGCTTAAAGAGAGAATTTGGGTGCCTAAAGCACCACTAGAAGATATAGTACATAAATCTGAATTATTACCACCTACATTAGGAGATATGGCAGAAGGGGGTGGAGAGTTAACTGTAGTCTCATTTGTACCGGTTGTAGTAACTGTAGAAGTCGTATTCTGTGTGATTGAGCTTTCGTCTACGGCTTGTACTACTGTGGGTATAACTAAAATGAGCCAGAAAGCAATAACTAAAAAACCTGCTATAGTATTGTTCCTGGCTCGAGGTGTCATCTAATACCTATTTCTTTAGGTCGTTTTTTATGTCATCATCTAACAAACGCCATATTAACGCTGCAGCAATTATTCCTACCAAGCCAGCGTCTCCTAGCTGACCTACAAGGCCGATGATAGTACCAATGACGTTACCGCCACCTAAAAAAGGTACCTCACTAAATACAACCTGCAAAACGATTGCTAAACTAATTAGTTTAATACCTACGTTTATAGCAGCGTCAGCGCCACTCATTATTTTATTTAACATATACTTCTCCTATAGTTGAGAAAAGCACGACTCATAGGCTACTTGCCCTTCGCGAGCTGTGCTCCAAAGTAGAATTCGATAATCATTGTTGCCCATTTGAAAATCTCGTCAAATTTCAACATCCCTTCTACCGTGACGTATTCTACCACATCAGGTGTAAATTGCAATCCGAGGAAGCTAAAGCCCTCAACCACTGTAGGAACAACGGTTGGGACGTTAAAGAAGACTGGAGCGACTTGCGTAAAGATGATTAAACCAAGGATTACCATAATGATAAATCTTCGGTTCCACGCAGCCATAGGACTTTCTTTATCAGCCCTATCTCTAGCCATGTTAAGAGACTCATTGCGAGCCTGCATTGACTGTATCATAAGCTTCTGCTGCTCTTGTGCTGCTTGACTTTTTAATGCAAGTAGCTTGGCAAAGAAGCCTAAGAATATCGGTAACATACCAGTAATCAAACTAATCATTTGTTACTCCTAGTATAAAAAGTTAGGACACGTCTTTAGTCAGTTGGAAGCACTAAATATAGTTCTGAAAAATAAATGCCCTAACGTTTTATACTGCTATTTTTAAAAAATCTACTAACCCTATTTGCGACAGTAAGAAAAACCCTACTGCTCCAAACACACTGTATTTTATCTGAATAGCCGATTGCTCTATTCTAGTCATACGCTTCTCGATACTTTTTATATCTGAAAACACCCTTGCTACTTGGTTCTCCACCCTATTTAATCTCTTTTCCATTCTTATCCTTTTTAGCACTCGAATCAAAAGGTGACATAGGCGGCTTTGGCGTATGCCTTTCTTCTGTCTCTATTATATATTCATTTTCAGTTTCTTTGAAAACTTTTGCTAATCGCTCTAAACCTTCTTGCTTATCCCACCAAGTGTTCATTATTTACCTGTTATCCATTTAACTTTTGTGTATTGTCTTGAATCTCAAAATTACAAGAATGCTCTATCTCTGCGTTTATTTTTTCGACAGAGTCGCCAGTTATCCTAGATGTATAGTGTAATAACGCTACATACATATAAGGTATTTTCTGTGCTTCTATGTCTTGTGCTTCTTCTTCTGTCATGATTTATAGAAATTGTACGCTAAACTGATGCGTTGTTCATCAATATTGTGTTGTTGTACCATATGTTCAATATAACTTCTAAAAATAATTACGCTACCTTCAACTGGAGTAATATGTGCAATCTGTGTGTTGTCAAATGTTGCTTCAGTTACTTGTGGCGATAACATATCCTGGTAAGGATTTTTGAAATAAAATCTTGCAGAATCAAGTGGTGCTTTTAGGTAGTAGACTGCACTAATAATACTATTTGCGTGCGTATGGAATTCTTGACTGTCACCTTTGTTGTATATGTTTAGCCATCCATCTGTAGGGTTTTTTTGTATTTTAGATGAATCTAGTTTAGTGTCGTTACAGTATTCATGCACTGCTTCAGATACGAATTTATTTATACTTTTAAAACTTTTATCTGTACATACGCTGTGAGTTGAATGCGTATTGTACGTTCTGAATAACCAATTGTTGCCACCACTAGGTACTTGATTTTGGATTGTGTTGCATTTTTTAATTAATGTATCAGCCACGTCATGATGGTTTGGGTTTGTCTTAGCCCCTATTACACTAGCAAAAAATCTGTCGTAACCAATCATTATGAAAAATAGTTTAAGTTTAAAACATATCTAAATGGTTTGTCAGTATGTGTAGTTCCAGTGTGTTGTAATGAGTTAGGAAATATAACTACTGAGTTAGCTTCACATTCTATTTCTTTTACTTTGTTGTTTTCTTTTATCAATGTTTTACCATCTGTGTCATTAAGATAATAAATAGCTGTTGTTAAATTAGCGTGTGGCTGTTTTTTCTCGTTGCCGATATCTATGTGATAACCACCTAGTATACGGTTTTCATTTTGTTGGATGTTACAATTTAGTCTTAATCTATGGAATGCTACTATTTGTAATTCTCTAAACAGTGGTTTAAATACATCAAACAAAGTAGACGTGACATTGTGATCTAAGTAAATAGTGTGTGAAAACTGATAATCTTTTGTATTGCTATCTAGCACTTGACCTTTGTACCAACAAACGTCATCAGCCTGCACAACAGACAATATATTTTTGTGTGTTGACTCTGTTAAGAAATTTTTTATAACCTTAATCGTCATTGGTAGTTACTTTAACAGCAATAGTAAATCTATGTTTGTTTCTAAACGTCGTTGCTTTGTGTACTAAATTTGCATCAAAACCAACTAACCTGTTTGGGATAGGTAGTATGCCTTTAATCTCATTGTCAACTATTATTTGTGTTTCACCACCATCGTCTAGTTGCCAACTATCGTTTATGTAATACAAAAATGTAATACCTTTTTTACCATCAGTATGAAAATAAGGTTTTTCTGACGGTGCGAAGCAATTAACATACATTCTGTTAATACTTACATTTTGTAAATTAGTAAAAACTTCTTGTATCCTTTTCTTAAATAATTTGTAGATACGTTCAGTTTTGTTTATTTCGTGAACCATGCCTGTTGGTGGTGTTGTATCTGTGTCTGTTTCTCCATATGTGTAAGAAGATGTAAGGCAGTATTTGTAGACATATTCTGCATCTTTTGTTTCTAAAAACTTGTCTACAACTTTCATATTAGCTTTATCCTCATATGACTGTCTGCTGTAGGCACTCCAACTGTACCAAAAGGCATAACATTAAAAGCTAATGAGTTTCTTTTGTGCTCACTTTTATTTTTATTGACAATGTGCCACATCTTACTTGGAAACAACAAAATTAAACCGTTTACAGGCTGTACTGTGTAAGAATTACCATTCAAGACGTTGTATTCTGTGCATGGCACTTTAATTTGTTCATCACGAAAATCTTCAAATGTAATGCTTCCGCTATCTTCATTAACATTTAAGTACAACACACCACTTATAAAGCTGTTTTGATGTTGGTGGTATTGTGACTGTTCCATACTGTCTGTTTCTGTAAACCAAGACGTGGTAATTTTAAAATCAGCGTCGTATTTCATTATGTTGTTTGCATAATTATATATTTCAGCATTAATAATACTTTTAAGGTGTTTGTGCTGTTCTTCTTCTAATACATACAATGAAGAATCGCTAGGTCTTGTTTCTTTAGGTTTGTTTATTTCTGCTTTTAACGGTTCACGCATATTTTTTACAATAGCTTGTGTGTCTAAGTCTAAGTTATTACTGTATAACACATCGCCAAATATAACGTCAATCATTATTTATGTACCCAATCATTACGCTTTAAATAAATATTACCTGCAACTGTAATTCTTTCAACGTCTGAAAAAAATGGAGTTACTGAATGGTTTAACCAAGAAGGGAAAATGTAAATATCACCCTCGTCAGGTAAATGCGAAAAACCTGTTTTATTAAATAACAAGTTTTCGCCATAGTTAAAATCAATTGTTCCTGTACCGTTGTTATTGTGTTTTGCCTTTGTGCGTTCGTTTTCTTCTCTTAGTTCTTGTGGTATTTTTAAGTAAATGACAAATGACAAATCACCAGTATGATTATGTTGTGGGTTAAATTCTCGGCATTTTGTGTAATTTATCCAAAGCTCAGTTTTAGTAATTTCAAACGGTTTTTGTATTGCGTCTGCTGTTTCACTCCAATCTTTTTGAAATATGTCTTGGTAGACAGACAACAAAGGTAAAAACTCAGGCATAAACCACCCTTCAAAATCTTCAAAAGCGTATTCTTCTTTAATCATGCCTACTAATTTTTCGGTATGTAGTAAGCGTTCTTGTTTAGACTTTTTGCCTTCTATTAATAATTTGTTTTGGAACGATTTAGATATATGTGTTTTAACAACAAGCGCGCCAAAATAAGGAAACCAATGGTGTCCTTCTTGGACTACCATTTACCAATTGGGCATTTTTCGTTAGCTATAGCTGATTTAGCTCTGATAATACAGCCGCATTCACCGCATAGAAATGACTTGCGAGATTCGCAGTCGTTGCATATATTTCTTCTGTTATCTTTAGTCTCTTGGTTCGCTAAAATCAGACCTTTGATTGTGTACGTCTGTTTGTCTGTATCCTTAATCCAATCAAACAAGTTTTCCCCTTATTACAGTTATACAAAATTGTCATCCGCCCATTCTAAAGTTATGTTACCTGATTTATGTGTAGATGTGGAAGGATATGCCGGTGCGCTTGGGGAACCTATTTTTTGCATTCTATCACCATCAACTTCTTCCGTATGCTCTGCTATCCACTCATCGTATGCTGTTTTCCATGTATCGTAATCTGATTTTAATAAAACCGTTGCTACTACTTTGATAACTGTAGTGCCTTTTTCAGACTGGAGTACTTTCATTTCTGAGCTACTGTAGTCTATAACACCATCGTCATCTGCATCATTTTCAACAGATTTATAATGTAGCGTTGTTGCTGCAGGTGCGCCTCCTCCATGCGTTACAGTTGCACCACTTACTACTTCAACGTGGTGAACGCATGAGTATGCTGGACCGTCAATAGTTAATTGACATTCTAGCACATCTTCAGCACTATATTTATCTCCTCTAATTAACCTTGCTTTTAATGCCATAATATATTCCTATGAAATTTGACCTGTATTACCTGCTAATGCTGAACCACTAGCACCATTAGAACCTGCTGAACCATTATAGTTTCCTGTTGCTCCTGCTGAACCACCTGAGCCACCACCTGATGTACCATTAGATCCATTTTGCGCTAAGTTACCGCCGTTTCCACCACGACCACCATAACAAGAACAATAGCCACAACTTGTTGCGGCACGATAGGATTGTCCACCTGAACCACCTGATGTTGAACCACCACCTGAACCGTTTTGCCAACCTGAGCCGCCTGATCCACCATTTGCGCCGCCTCCACCTCCGCCGCCATTGTCTGTGTAAGAACGGTTGTTAGTAGTAAAGTTTCCACTACATTGTCCGCCACCGCCTCCTCCGCCACCATTTCCTGTGACTGAGTGCGTACCTGCTGAACCTCCTGCACCACCTGAACCACCTGTTCTTGTGCCTGCTGTATCAAATATTACTGATAAATAGTTATCACCAGTTTGTGAGTGTTCAAAGGCGGTACCACCTGCTGAACCATTACTTCCATTGTTAGAGCCTGATGCTGAACCATTTCCAGTTCCACCTGCCCCACCTGAACCACTATTTGCGTTTCCACCTGAACCACCACCTGACGTTGGATTTCCTGACGTGTTAGAGCCGGATGAACCCGCTGAACCGTTAGCACCAACTATCGAGCCATTATTAATAATGTTGATTGTTGTGCCATTTGCCCAACCTGTATCTGTTTTCATAGCCGGTGTTGAATTACTACTTGAGCTAACTGTTACACCACTATTAATAGTTAAAATAACTGGTGTGCTTGTATCACCACCCGCTGCTACTGCCGCTGACTTAATGTTGTAGTTACTTGTGTTTGAAGAAATTGTTAATACAGTTGCCGCAACTGAACCGTAAAACGAGTTCATCGTAATTTGACCTGAAGTAGCTATACCAGGGTTTGCACCTGCTGGTACTAAATCACCACCACCATAATACTCACTCATAGCATGTGGTGCCGAACCACCAAACTCAGCTACTATGTCACCATTTAGTGCTAAATTTGCTCCTGATGATTTAACTGCCATTATTTCTTCTCCAGTTTTTCTACTTTCGCAGTAAGCTCCTTAATAGACTCAATCAATAAAGCGTGTAAATTGTCGTAGTTTAAAGTCTTGTATGACTTACCATCGTTTTTATGAAGTGGTAATTCTCTTTCAGATACCGCACAAGGCATAACTTTTTCAACATCTTGAGCTAGTAAACCTGCTGACTCCATTCCATCTTTAAGGTATTTATAAGTAACACCTGTAAGCTGTGCAACTTTGTCTAAAGCGTGGTCGATAGGATTAATGTCATACTTTAACGTTGCATCTGAAACTGTAGATGAGAAAGCAATAACGTCACCATCAACGTGTAAATCACCATCAGCCTCAAGACGCATTTCTTCGTTGCCATTTAATTTAAACTGTATAGTAGTAGTTTCGATGTCAATATGGTCGTTGTCATCTAATCCAAATTTTCCAGCCGAAGCATAGCATTGACCAGTTACTTGAACACCAGCTGAAGTTGTTTCAATTTTCTTATTATTATCGTGATAGAGTTCTACAGCACCGTCATTGACACATTTTACATAATGATGACTTTCACCATCTAATAACGAAATATTTGTTTGACCTTGTATTTTTAAATCACCAGTACCAACCTCTGTAATATAAGAATCTGAACCATCGTGATAAATTTGTAAATCATTAGACGCACCAAACTTAGCTAAGACATTATCACCGTAAGCGAGGTCACCTGTCATTGTTCCACCAGCTTTAGGCAGAGCAGCATTAGCAGTTGTATTAGCTGTAACACCTGTGGCAATATCGGTGTTAATTGAGTTAGCTAACTTGGCTGCTGTTACTTGGTCATCACCAATGTGTGCTGTGTCTATAGAGCCATTAGCGTAGTGCTGACTGTCAATAATATCATTAGCTATTTTTCCAGATGTGCTTATAGCACCATCGGGAATTTTAGCGCCTGTTATTGAATTGTTTGCAATGTGTGCTGTATCTATTGAACCATCTACATAATGTTCTGAGTCAATAGAATCATCAGCGATATTATCGCCATCAACTGCATCACCTGCAAGCATCGCATGTTCTACGGCTCCAGTTTGAATCGTTGCTGCCGCAGTAAAGTTTGCACTGCCATCAAAGTTAGTAGAAGTAATTACAACATCACCTGTAGTAGTAAATGATCTTGCAGTTGCAAGTTTAGTAGCAGTAGCAGCATTACCTGTCAATGCACCTGTAACATTGCCCTCTAAGTTAGCAACTAATGTTCCAACGGCATATCCTGTTCCAGATGTATTAACTGTTGTAGTAGGTGCTGCTTGATTGTCCTTAAACAATTTCCACTTTCCTGAATCACTAGCATCTCTGAATAAACCGCCATAAAGGTCTTGTGAACCTGATGTATCGTATAAACCGTATATACCAATATCTACTGCATCGGCTGAGTTGTTCCCTGTTGCAAGAGAAACTAAAGGGTCTTCTACTGCTAGTGTAGCGGTGTTAACTGTAGTAGTATCACCAGAAACAGTAAGGTCTCCTGACACTGTAACATTACCACCAAGAGTTACATTATCAGCAATCTTAGCAGTTGTTACTGAGTCTGCAGCTAGTGCAGTAGTGTCTACAGAGCCCGGTGCATAGTGTTCCGCGTCAATTGAATCTGCCGCTATATGTTCACTATCAATAGCGTCGTCAGCAATCTTGGCACCTGTTACCGCATCTGCTCCAATCTTAGTTGTAGTAACTGCACCTGATGCAATCTTAGCTGTAGTAACTGAAGTCGCAGCTAAAGAAGATGTACCGACCGTAGTCCAGTCTAGGACACCTGAACCGTTAGTAAGTAGAACTTCATTTGCAGCGCCGTCATCATCAGGAAATGTCAATGTGTAATCAGCACCGGCCGAATGAGGCGGGCTTTTTAATCTTATACCGTGTGAATTTTCTGAACAATTTAATTGTATATAACCATCTGTAACTCCAGATGTTCCTTTAGCCTCTAACGAAGGTACACTGCCGGTAGATATTAAATTTAACTTAGCTTCTGTAACTGCATCATTTGCAATCTTAGCTGTAGTAACTGCATTTGATGCTATGTGTTCTGCATCAATGCTTCCATCTACGTAATGAACACTATCAATGCCATTTTCTAAATGAGTTTTAATCTGTGCAGCTGTTTGGTCGGCTGTTGCATTAGCTTCAATGCCGTCTAATTTTGTACCATCTGCTGATAAATCTCTGCCATCAACTGTTTGCGAGCCTGCCATAGTTATATTGCCAGACATTTGCCCACCGGCAAGCGGTAAGGCTTCAGTATCTTCAGCAAAGTCATTTAAAAGCTCTGCTGTCATCCTTAACTCAACGGGAACGCCAGCACTGTGCGCACCACTCGTGGCAACACAGGTTAACGTAGTCCCGCTGATTGCGGTAACTTTAACTACTTCATCAGTTATGGAGACATACATATGGTCTCCAACACCCAAGGAAGGAAATGTTGAAACTGAAGCTACACTAAAGCTAGTAGCTCCTGCACTTATACCACTGGATAAAGTGGTAAAGGCATTATTGGTAAACTTAACTCCCATATACTACTCCTCTAGATGCTAAATTGAATTATTAAGATATAGTAATAGTCCAAGTAATTGTAATTGAATCAGACGCACCTTTGTTAACTACTGAGAACACAGTTCTCGCCAACATGTCGCCACCAGAAGAAGCATCAAAAATACCAGCCTCAGTAATCGCGCCAGTTGCATCTCCTGCTGCCCAAGTGGCTGCATAAGCAATAGTGTTATTAGAAACGGTCGTGCTTGTTAGAGCATTTCTGTCTAATTCAGTTTGCAAAGTTGTATCTCCTGCTGCTGCAGCATTTGTGCCTGTACCTAACGCCATATACGTCATTACTGTGTTTGCATTGTTCATTCTATCAGCAACCCAGTTTTTACCTGCTGTTACTACTAGATTTTTTGCTTTTTGCACTACTACATCATTTACTTCGATTGTTAACGCACCAGTTAGTGCTAAGTTATCATTTAACATTTTTAAACTCCTAGTTTAATTGTACTCTATTCAATGGAATCATGTTCATGACTCCGCCGGTGACACGTACTAAATTAATTGTATCAGATATATTCATTATATCAGCACTTTCGTTTAGCGATTTAGAAAAATTATTGACCGCCGCTTCTGCTAGATTTATAGTATCCACAGGAGTTTTGAGGGAAAAATAAAGTTCCTCTGTTAAGTTAATTGTTTCAGGCACGCCTTTCCCTACACCATAGTAATTAGTGTCAGTGCCAAAAGTAAATGAATCTGCTAAATTTTTACCTGGCCCTACTGAGGCTACGTCTGTAACACCAAAGTTGTCTACTGCGTCGTTACCTTTAGTTAGTAGAAACTGTGAGTTTCCAGGGTTAAGCATTGACGTGTTAAGTACGTTTGTTCCTACAGGGTTATTCTCAACATCTGATAGTACAATAGTGTCGCTAAAAACTCTACCATGCCCATAAGAAATTGACAGTAAGTCAGTCATTGCAACAACATTACCTTTAGTAAGTAGTCCAGCAGGGAGAACAATTGTATCGTCTAAAGCTACAGAGTCATTAAAAAATCTACCAAAGTGGTGAGATAGTGACATTACATCACTCATTGTAGCAACATTACCTTTAGTAAGTACCGAATTAGGTAAAACAACTGCGTCATCTAAAGCTATAGCATCAGCAAGTTGTTTGTTGTAGAACAACCCAATTATTTCACTTGCGGTAACAGAATCAGCTATTGAAGGCTTGGTTAAGTCTACACCTAACTCATCGGATGCAAAAGCAACATTATTTTTAGAAAAGATTCCATTAGGAATTGTTGCAATATCATCTAAAGCAATTCCATCAGTAAAGCTACGGTTGTAGGCTACTATTTTAGCAAACGTATCTGCCACGCCTACACTTTCTACTAACGTACCCATAGTAAACGCTATAGCTGCGTCTTCTCCAACAGTAACGTTTTCAGTAAGATTTTTTACGAAGTCTAATAACTCAGCGTCACTAGCAAATACTGAATCAAACTTTTCAATATGTTTTAAGTAAAAACCTAACTCAGCAAGAGCGCTTATTGCTAATGCCTTAACTGAGACACTTATACTGTTTTTTGTTAGAGATTTATTTTTTATACTCATGCAAAGTCTTCTCTAATTTTAAACTTATACACATCGTATAAAGTTTCTCGTACACCTGACCCTCGTACTATTTCTAGCTCCCCTCGATACGCCCCTGCAGGTTGATCTAAATCACCAGTAGCCCATGCCACAACTGCTATTCCTGCTGTAGCTGGACTTTTAATCTGTAGTCTTCTAGTGAATAATATAGTGTCTGCCCCTGCAGCGCGGAAATGAAGGTCAACTGTAGCACTAGTTAAGTCTGTCGCAAGGCCGGTCTCGTCGTCCGTTAGAGTAAACTGCAACTGTGGGCCAGTATCTCCTTGAACGAATTTAAAAGTTTCTGCCATTTGTCCTCCTAGTCAGCAAAGCCTACAGAAGCCACGCGAAGATTAACTCTTCTAGTGTCTCTTCCTTTAGCGTTAGAAATCTTACGCTCATAGTCAATACGATGCTGCATAGCTAAGTCTGGGTTACTCCATTCTTTATTAGGAATCTCCGCAAGTCTAGCAATAGCTCCTGCCGCTATAGAACGACCATGAGTGTCAAAAATAAAAGTTTCTACTCCAGTAGCAGATAATTTTGGTTTCAGTACTCCTAGCCCATTAAACGTATACTTCTGGTCTGGAGTTGGGTATAAGCGGATACTGTTATCATCTAGCATGGAAAAATACATTGGTGTACCTTTTACAGCACTACCGTCTTTGTTAACAGCAGGTTTAAAGTGCCTTTCTGACACTCTCTGCAACATATTTCCATCTAAGTATAAATACATTATGTTTTCTAAAAGAGTACCCGTAGTCACATCTATATCGTAGTCTGCTTCTCCGTTGAAAGTGTAATCCGGTTCTATAGTGTATCGCCAAACTTCACTTTCAGCACAAAACTCAGCTGCTGCTTCTTGTAAGTGCGATTCTATAACAATTTCTGGACACCCAGGAACATAAGGTTGTACATAAGGGTAAAAAGTTGTCCATAAAGTAGTAGCCATTTACACTTCCTCCGTAGGTGAAGAGCCTACATCACTCTGTGTCTTATTACCTATAGACGACATAAATGTCTGGTAATGAGCACCTGCCCTAGCAGCGTTAGCTGCAAATTCAGCATCTTTAGAGAAAGCTCTGTATAGTATCCAATCAGTAATGACACTTAAATATGTATCATCCACTTTTATAACTTCTGAACTACCGGTAGTAGGGTGCAAGTTTGCCTCAGAAAGGCTATGTGTCCCAGGTAAGTCAGTGTACACTACTTCTAGTTGAGCAGAGGTAGTAGCTGGAGGGAACACAAAAAATTCTTTAGGTTGTCTAACATCAAATGTATAGTTTTGAATGTTTACCGAAGCGGTATCATTATGCCAAGCGGGACGTTGGTCATCTAAAACACTTCTATCTATAAGTCGAACTACTTTTTTGTCTGAGCTAGCTGCTAAATTTCTTACTACATCTAGTAAACGTAGTGCAGTAGAGAATCCTGATGTGATTGTTTGTCTGCTACCAGCAACACAAGTAAGTGTACCGGTCTTAGAACTAGCGTCAGGTCTTAATAACGCAATTTGTAAGTACGACTCATTAAGCCAATTTTGCAACTCGACGCGTGGCCATCGTATATTTGAATCTTGTAGAACATCTTCTACGCGCTTAATAATTTCTATAACTTTTATTGTTGCCACATTCTACTCCGTACGTTGATATAAGGAGGGAGTTTCCCCCCTCCTCAATTAGTTAACTAGACCTCCTTATGGAGTTCCAATCAACGCTGTAACTAGAGCTTCAGGCTTAACAACCTTACGGCCATATACAGAAAGTCCACGAACGATGTCGCCGAAATCTGTTTGGTTACGTAGAGGCTCTGTCTTAGTGATTTGCGAAGCAAATGACACAGCGTCTGAAGTACCTGCTACCATCATACGACGTGGCTTAGCATTTGAAAGCGTAGCGCCTGCTGAAGTTGCTGTTAATCCTGCAACTGTAGCTTTAGATGTAGTACCTTTAGGTAGTAAGTTAGAAACATAAACCGTAAAGCGGTCTAGCATTCCAATCTTACCAGTACGAACGATACTTGACTGGTCACCAGTGAAGTACGCCTGTGCAATGTCTGATTGCATCAAGATGTGACGATCGTGTGGAGACATAATCAACCAACGACCTTCTTCTGGTACGTTCTGCTCGTCTAACGCAGCTGACATACGTAGAATCATCTTCAACATTTCACCAGATGTAGCTTGGTTAACTGGCACAGTGTCAGTACCTAGACCGTAGCTTGCTGAGATAGCACCAGCTGTTGCGCCTTTGTTAGCCGCGGCTGCGCCTTCTGTTACAAACCACTGGAAGAAGCATTCGTTTTCGATTGCAATCTTCAACTGCTTAGCAGCGTCATCAGTGAACATGTTCATCAAGTCCATATCAGCTTGATGTGCTAATACATCGTTGACCTGTACGCTGAAATACTTACCTTTGTTGATTTGTAAATCTTGAAAGATAGGTACAGGAACTTCACTTGATAAAGTCGTACCAGCTCCAGCATAATCATTGATAGTGATTGATGGTGCAGTACGGATGCGAATTGAATCACCTTGGTTCTTGATTTCGCCTTCCCAACTAGTGTTGGCGATTTCAGTCATCATTGTGTTCGCAAAGAATTTTGCATTCAGCTTGTTAGACCACAATTGTGGAATAAAACTACCTGAATAACTAGGGTTAGTGTCAAACGCACCAGAGCCTACTACGGGGAATATTGCCGCCATTTTTGTACTCCTTAAAAATTAAAAAATAAAACAGTTTGGGTTAAGGCTGTGTACTTAAATGGCTAATTAATTTTACTTAACTCGACCTTCCATGTATGCAGCGGTTAACTCAGCTTCAAGTTTTTCCGCATCGTCATACTTGCCCTGTGTGTTTAAAGTTCGAATCTTAGTCCAAGCATTATTCAATTCTTTTTCTGAATATACTTTAGAGTCCTTACCCGAGCTCTTAGTCACTGTGCTAGCAGAACGACTTGGTGTTACTTGCTTTTCGAGCTCTGTATCGCGATCACTCTTGCCGTTAGCTACTGGTTCAACACTTTCACGGAATAAACCCACATAGTGAGCTACCGCTTCTGCGTCACCTGCGTTAAAGGCAGCTTGAGCTTGATCTCTGCGTGGCCCCCTAGTCATAGGGTCGTACTCATTTAGCCATGCAACCCAACGTTCGTCATTGTCAAGTTGGTCAAATCCAGGTACTAAAGCATTTAGCTTCTGGGTAAAACCTACCTCTCCAACTTGGCTTCCAGTATTTGAAATCTGCTGTTGCAATTGTTCAATTACTCTAGCCTGTTGCTCAAAGCGGTCTTCATACTCCTGGGACGCTTCTTTGGCAACTCGACGTTGAAAGTCGATCAAATCATCACCGTACTCTTCTCGATCTGCATCGGTAACATAACTAACTTTCTCTTTCGGTTTCTCAGCTTCTGCTTTTTTTGCAGCTTCTGCTTCATATCGGATAGCATTCATTTGGTCAGTAAGTTCTTTAACCTGCTGGTGCAGTCTCGGAACTTCTGCATCGTACTTTCCTCTCAGTGTAGCGTACTTCTGTTTAAAGCTTTCTGATACTTCTTCGACAGAATCGTTAGCCGGCGTTGCTTCTACTGCTACAGGCTCCTCGATTGGTTCGTCATCTGTTACTTCAACTTCCGTATCCTCGGCTTTAGCTTTTTTAGAAGTTTTCTTTTTCTTAACTTCTGGTTTTGCTTCTACTTCTTCGCCTTGGGCTTCTAATTGTTTCTCTAACTCTTCAACTTCATCAAGTTGCTTTTGTACCTGTTTTGGCAATGCCATTTTTTTCTCCCTTAAAGCACCAACTCTGTTTCGCAGCGCAATGTATGCTGCTCCCGTTATGGTGTGCTTAACAAATGCGTTATTTCTAACGCGCCTTAACTTTAGGCGATTCTTCGACCGCCTTTAGTAAATCTTCAAAAGCTTCTGCCCTACCTTGCAAACGGTGGATTGTTCCCATTTCGTTCGCGTAGACCAACTTTTGTTTTGTACTCTCAAGTTCCCTTTCAAGTACTGTTAACACCTTATTTACCCCGGGTTCTCTCAGCCTATTTAGCGATGAAATCTCCGAGGCGCTTAAAGAATTAACATTAATCATTTCTTCGTATAATACCAAATAATTTTATGTAGTGGAAGCAATTTACCTACCATTAGGCCTTTGCGCCATAAAATTGTCTTGTCTTCCACCCATTTCTGTACCATCTTCTTGTAAATTAGCAGCTTGTTGTGCAGCCATTTGTTCTGCAGCCATTTGTTCTTGCTGCATCTGCATCATCATCTGTTGTTGCTGTTGCGCCATCTGCTGTTGTTTCTCTACATCTTCTCTAGAAGGAACTAGCCTGTCAATGTTTCCATTAAGGTTACCAGCAAGGTCACGCATAAGTTCTGCAGTACCTGGCAATCCAACAATCTGTTGCGCTACAGGACTTTCTAAAACTAATCTTAAGAACTCAGTCTTACGAACAGACTCAGCTTCTTTGACAACAAGTGACATAGCACCTTTAGCAATAATCTGGACATCACCTACTAAGTCCATATCGTCACTGTACCTTAAATTTCTTTGGTACTGTCTTTCCAACATAGGAGTTAATACATCATGGTCAATATTAGCTATTACTTGTTTGATACTCTTACCTGCATTAGAAATCAACATAGATAAACCTGAAGAAGTACGACCCGCGCCTGGCACGTGTTGTCCTGTCATGTATTTCGGTATACCTGTCATTTCATCTGCAATATCCATAAACCTATCAAACACAGCCATAAGTTCTCCTGCATTTGAACCAGGTTGGAAAAAATTCATTGGTGGAGAAGAATCTCCAAATTCCGATTGCTGGAACTGCCAAATCTTCCATGGGTACATTTGTGTGATGTCTTCTCCAGCTGGTAAGCGACTTACGTTTACGCCTACCTGTGGGCCAGAGCTGATACCCATATTATTTGACAATGAACGAGCTGCGGCGTTACACATGCTCTGCGCGTCCATACATAAATCTGCTACACCGTTACCGTCTATACGTCCGGGGACCTTTTCGAACGACGTGACGTAATATGGTTTACGCCCTAATGGGTCATAGTTAAGTACAGCTTTGATTACTGTATCGTTAATCATCCATACTTCACATGGGTAAGACCTTTGAGGGTCATCAATCTCTTTCTCTTTCATACCCCACTCTAACAGCAAAGTTCCAGGGATAGAGTCCCATAACTGGATAGCTCCAACTAAATCATTGTCAATATCGTCAAAATCTTTACCTTCAAGCTCTTCCATTTCAGAATCTTCATGGTCTAACCAGTCAATACCGCCTGCTCCAAAATCCGACAACAACGCTCTCACCGCGTCTTCGTCGTAGCCTTCGACGCCTATCATAGCTTCGAGGTCGGCTCTAGTTAAGTGGTGAACCTCTATTACAGGCATATTTTGTATATCGTCACCCCAAGGAGACCAATAGAACTTATATGGGTCTACTCTTTCCCACTCATCACGTACAACTTCCGACGGCTCTAACCCTCCAGTCTCAGCATATTTTAAAACTTTGCGTTTTCTAGGAACTGGGCCTTTTAGTACAGCGTACGGGTATGTTGCAATATCATTAGTGAACTCAAACAAAGACTTAACATAACCACCTTCTAAAAGCTGGTCTTCCATCTTCTTTTCCATACGGTCAACACGCTTTTCCGCTTCATGTTTCATTTCGCGCATAGCAGTGTCTTTCATACCTTCTGCTAATTTTTGTAGGTTAGCAGGGTCAACTTGCTCTCCGCCCTGGTCATAAAACTGCATAAGGTTTTGTTCCATTATCACTTGCAGCCTATCTATTATATCGTCTGGAACTTCTGGAATAGGAGTTGCTGCGATAGACCATGGTTTGTCTGTACCTGTACCAAGTAGGGTATCCCTTAACCACGCAGTTGCTGTACGGCATTTTGTGCTAACAATACCCATAAATATCTCTGAACCACCTTGCGCTTGTATCTCTGCTAACTTAGCAGGTGGGTACTCCATGTTTCTAGCACGTGCTGTTTCAGTTAATCTGTCTTCAATTTCTTCTTGTTTGTGGTCTCTCATAACAACCCAGCGCTTATGTACGTGGGATGCTAAACCTTGAATAAGAGGTCTTAATTGTTTCTTTTCGTTTTTCTTGAGCGCTTCTTTCTCTAGCTTTGATGCACTTGCTACTGGAATAATATTTACAGCCATACTTTAATCTCCTATGTCCAACCGCCTGCAGGTACAGATACCACTTCTCTGCGTTCGTTGGCAACTGTCATGTTACCGAATACTTCTCCCCCATCAGCGTGTAAGCATATGTACTGAAACGCATCTGCAATATCAGACCATGGGTGCGACTTCTCTGGTTTCTCATCTTTAACGCCTTTGGTATTTATCTTGTACCTGTACTTGCCGGCAAGAGCTTTTACCAACTGGCCTCCAGAGTTAGGGTCTACTATTAGACCAAATTTACCATCAACTACTCTAGTCAAAAATTTCTCTACAGCCGCTATTCTAGCAGCAATCGAGTTTGTTCGAGCAGGTTTTAACACAAAACCTTCGTTCTTGTATATGTCTGCGACGGTACGCTCATCTGTCTGTACACGCTGGAACGCAGCTGGGTCAATTATAACAAGAGCTCTGCGCCCAGGGAACTTATTTGTCAATAATGGCTTTAACCTTTCTCTAACGAACCGTAGCGCGCCCATGCCGTCGGACGTTATCGCGTCATATACTACTAGTCGACCGTCGTATATAGTCTCACCTATCACCGCAGCGGGCGTAAGCCCAGCATCAATACCGATTAGCAACGGTGCGTCACTAAACATAGGTTTTATTTCTTCATCTGCTACGTGGTTAGGACGGTCAAACGAACGAAATACTGGCTGCCCTGACAATGACTTACCGAATTTAGCGTGGATGTAAACATCTACCCAATCTTCTGTCTTGCCGTGAGCTAAGTTATCGTAGTAGTCATCAGGCAAAAATTGTGTCCAGTCCGCTTCCGGAGCTAGCCCTGACGGTTGTATCGTCACATGGCAGTTCTCAGGCGGTTTATTCAGTATATCTTCCCAGAACGTATCCTGGTCTGGCGGGTTAGTCATCCCCCACAGATGGGCATTTGAATCACCATCGTGCGTTTTACAGCCTACGCCGTTCATCATTTTGTCAGGATAACGACCAAGACGACCCTGAGCTGCGTTGAATATGTCTGGGTGTATCTCTCTAAACTCGTCGAAGATGAAGAAGCTAGCCTGAAGTGAGAGTAGACGACGTACGTCGTTCGCGTCATCAAGGCCCCTGAAGAGAACTTCGCATTCGATGTCTCCGACCTTTATCACAAACTTATACTCTGTCTTAAGGAACGAACCCATTATCCCTTCTGGTATCCACTTCATAAAGTCTGGTATAGATGTATCACGTAACTGCTCACGCGTGTTACGTACCCAGATAGCGCGAGACCGGCGAACACCGTCTTTACACGGCGCCATAACGGCTGCATGATGCAAAATTTTCATGATGCCCGCGGTCGTCTTCGTTGACCCTACTGGACCAACCGCTAGGGAGATAAACTTAGTGGAGTAGAAGAAATCGTCTAAAGACGCGATTACCTCAAAATTAATTTCGTGCTCTGGGGCTGCTATCGTCATGTTTCGAGTGCAGGAGTACCCTCAATAACAACTTCGTCAGTGTTATCTTTAGCCCGTGTTATGTTAATAACTACTTGTGGGCCGGTATCCGCACCGACTACTGCTTTTCCATCTGGTTCTAATTTACCCATTTTATTGAGCATTTTTTGGAATTCTAATCGTGTGGCAGGATTTATAGTGGGATTTTGCATGTGACGGAACAAATTGTCTAGATTCACTGCTCCCATAAGCCTTGCGAGGGTTTCCATCTTTGCCGGGTCATCCTCAATCATCTGGAGTTGCCCCCTAGATAGAATGGATTTGTGGGCGAAATCTGGGCCGGTTACTTTATCTATAGGGTTACTCATACTGCGAAGTTTACACGGTTTACCTAATAGATGTCAATAATTTAATCTAGTTCATTTTGAACAGTATCTAAAAAATAGGGGTTGTGATGTACGGAGTACCTAAGCCTGGGTGGTCATGACCACTTGCCTCGTTCCCTACCCCCCCTTGTCCACCGTCCGCCTGTGGTACAGGGTTAGACAGTTAAATAAATAAAGTTCAGCCCTGTACTTTTTAACTAACAATGGAGATATTATGAATATTAAATCTTTTCAAAATGTGCATAACAATGCAATGGGACTGGGAGAAGCACAAGGTAAACTTAATCAGCAACTAGCAGATATTTACCGCGACAAGAAAGTACAGGCTGACTACCTTACTTGGGTAACCGCTACTCACAGAGATGACAGTCAAGGTAAGATAGTGCAAGACAAGTTCGCTGAACAAGTCAAAGCGGTGCAAAAAAATATCAACCTTGCTAACACTCAGAAGTTAATGCTTAAGGGTGAGATAACGAAAGAACCACTTACTCAAAAGGTTAGACTGTTAAGAGCCAATAAGCCATTAATGAATCAAGGCTTTGTAACTGAGCAAGATATTAAGGATAAGAAGTACTTTTTTATCACTACTGATATCACACCAGCGACAGAGAAAACTTGTGATGAAAATGTAACGGCTTTTATGTCTAGACATGGTTATACCAAAAAGCAGATGTTAAAGGCTTTACAAAATCAGAAGTAAAGTAATAAGCGATTACCCCCTTACGGGGGTTTTCGTGTGTCTGGTCGTAAATTATGAAATGGATTAGTTCAGTCTGTACTTTTTTCGTAGGCTCGACTCATAGGCTAATGCTCGCAAATCGACAGTTTGTCCACCATTTGCCTAATAAGACGCCGAATAAGACAATATATGGCACTTTGTCTTATTACAAAAAGCCTTATGCAGATAGGGTTGCAAGTGCCTATTAAGACAATAAGACAATAAGACAATATATAAAAATGAATAGTAAAAGTAATACATTTAGTAGTAGTTATGACGAAAAAGCACTATCCAAAAGTGCCAACTTGCCATCTCTCTACGCAATTGTCTTTTTGTCTTATTGCAGAGTAAGTCGTTGTTATTTATTTAATAAGCCAAAATCAAATTGTCTTATTGCAATGACTTATTACAAAAGTTCAGTACTGTACTTTTTTTATTATGAGGTTAATTAACATGTCCACCAAATGCACTTTATGTAACGCCGAGGTTCACCCTCTAAGAATTCAAGCAGGTATTTATACTTGCATACATTGTGGCGACAAACTAGCCAAACAACGCACACATTGTATCGTGCCAATGCACAAATCAAATTACATTGTCGTTACTGACCGCGACGACCTTGTACGCATCAACAACAAAAGCGGTTAATCACATAGGAGTAGATTATGAAATCAAGATATAACTTACAAGTAGTAAGAGTAGATATGACTACAACCCATATGATGATAAAGATATTCAAGTATCTAATGCTTGCAATCATCACAGGGTGTTGTATTCAGTCTGCTTTGATACTAACCATGATAGCCGAGAGGTTACTGTAATGGATATTATCACACACGGCAAGATGCAAGAGTATACCTCGACTCATCAGCACTTCGATACTGCAACTGGTACTGTGTTTACCAAAGACAAAGGCGACTTGTATGTTGTCTATTCTTACGGCGAACACTTTCCAATGTATGTATACGATAAGTTTGTTGAGTTGTGGTTCGCCAATTACGACAAATACTCACCAACTACATCAAAGCACCAAACTTTGGCTCGACCAGATGTTGAAGAACTCAATATGCTTAGTACAGAAGAATTATCTATGCTAATCCGTCTAGGTGGGTACAGAGAGTTTTGCTCTGATAGATGTGTAACAAACATGGCAATGTACTATCCAAAAAGTACAGGGCTGAACTTTAATCATAACCAAAGGAGGGCATAATGCCATCAATCAACGAAGTCGTCAGCGTAGCGACTCAAATCTTACGCAAATCACCAACGGCAGTTCCATTCTTCAAGGGTAAGCCAGGCATGGGTAAATCAGATGCTTGTGTGCAGATAGGTCGCAACCTTGACATACCCGAGGATAGGATACTAATCGTTCATGTTAACAACCATGATGTCGTAGACTTTACAGGTGTTCCATCTGTAACTGACGGGCAGACACGATTCAATCCCACCGAGATGTTTTACAAGTTTCGCGAGGGAACTGGTGCAGGTCTGATAGTGTTAGAGGAGTTACCGCAATCGTCGACACACCATCAAACATGGGCGGCAGGCTTTCTGCTAGAGCGTACGACACCAACATTCAAACTGGATAAAGATGTTCGCTTCCTTGTTACAGGTAACAGGGTAGAAGATAGGGCAGGTGCGAAACAACTGCTTACACACTTATCCAATAGAATGTATGAGTTCGAGATGGAAACATCACTCGACGACTGGTGCGAGTGGGCAATGGATAATGGTGTTGACTCTCGAGGTATTGCGTTCTTACGCTTACGACCTCAACTGCTCAACGACTTTGACGCTAATCGCTCAGTCAATCCAACGCAACGAGCGTGGACTCAGTTGTTCCTAGAAGTACCACAAGACTTGCCGACTAATCACTACATGATGGCGTGTACTGCCAAAGTGGGTGAGGGTGCTGCTGCCGAGTGGTGTGCCGCGAGAGACCTTATGGATAAGATGCCTAGCGTCGATTCGATTAGGCTCGCACCTGACAAAGTAGAGATACCAACCGAGCCTGCCGTTATGTTCGCAGTAGCTACGGCGTTGTCTATGACTACTGTGCCTGATGCGTTCGAGCGTGATATGACTTACATCAGCCGTATGAACAAAGAGTTTCAGATGGTATATGTAACTGATGCTCTGCGACTTCACCCGAAGTTACAACAAACCAAACCTTTCGTCGATTGGGCGATTGCTAACAAAGACATCTTTATGGGAGGAAACTAAGATGAGCAAAAGTAAATCACACAACGGAATGTTGTTATCCAACAAATCCGACTTGCCTTTGAAGTGGCATACAAGTTTTATAAAAATGCACTGCGAAAAGGCTATCAAGGAAACTGACGATACTCTTACTGCTTACCAATGGGGAGAAGTCCTCAAATGGATAAATGGTCTTGAGGAAAACAGACTAAAGAGCCGTGAGTATTACAACAAGTACAACGCACGCCAGCGTGCAAAACAAAGGAGTAAATCATGAATAATATATTACAAAATGCAATAAACAATGCAGTAGAGTCCGAGGAAAAAGTACAGACTGTACTTTCTACACCAATAACACCACCGAGTGGGCAAGGTGTACCTCACGACACATCACCTGCGATACCGACACCTCTGAAAGTCAAGGGGTTAGATGAGAAAGCAGTACTGATTAGTGTCAAGCGTTACATGTACTCACCATACAAGCTAGACCAAGAGGAAAGCAAACAGTATGGTGCAGGGAATGTTAACAAACATCTGTTCGAGGGTAGGAATAACCTCGTTAAGTCTACAATCAGTAAGTTCACAGAAGTGTATACATATGTGAAAGACAATACTGTGCCGTGGACTACTGGCGTTGACATGCTTAACATAAACCACTACATGGAGTTCAATGCAGGTTTGCGTCAGCGTGTAGATGATGCCCACCGAGCAGTCGACACGCTCTGCTTGTCTTGGGAAGATGAAGTCAAAGATGACCTCGACAGGTTAAGTCAGATAGCCATTGCCAAAGGGAAACCAAACCTTGCGAACGCGAGCGACTATCCCGATGTCGATGAACTCAGAGCGAAGTTCGGCATTGAGATACGATACATGCCAGTACCAACGACAGGCGACTTTCGTGTAGACATATCCGATGACGACAAAGCGTCATTGCAACAACAACTTGATGATGCGGGTGTCAACGCGAACAAGCATGTGATTAAGTCTATGCTAGAGCCAATGGAACGAGCGATTGCTAAGCTGTCAGTACCAATCGGCAACGACGGTTCTGTGTTTCGCGACACTCTCGTTGACAATCTTGTCGAAGTTACCGAGCGTATGAACAAAATCAATCTAAGCGACGATGCAGTCATTCAAGATAGTATCAACGGCTTACGCGATTTGATTAGTACATATGCTAGTGAGCAAGGTAAAGACTTACTGCGTAGCAATCAGACATCTCGTGAGAAAGCAGTTACTGACATAGACTCCCTGTGCAAGCAGATGTCGGGGTTGGTGTAGCATGGGATATCGTAGCGACACAAGTATCCTTATCTATGGCGACGACAAAGATGTTGTTGCCTTTAAGGCAGGCGAGCGATTGAAAGGGTATCCAAAAGGTATGTTATACAACCCACTTGACAAACCCGAAGATGGACATCTGTGTGATGAGCATTTTGTTTGGCATACAGATGATGGCGACACCATGCTTGAGTACAACTTCTTTGGTGTTAAGTGGTATGAAACATACCCCGAGATAGCCTACTGGGAAGAACTCAAGAGTGTGTGGGATGACGCTTATGGGAAAACCTCGCTACAACTGGAGTTCGTACGACTAGGTGAGCAGGCTGATGATATCGTTACTGAGTACTTCGGTAGCGATTGTCAGTACTACCTCAATGTCGAGCGAACAATTTATAAATCAATGGGAATAAAGGAGGAAGTACAAAATGAGTACCTCAAACAATACAACAGTTAACCTCGACGAGGTTCAACGCAAAGTCAGTAAAGCGAAAGCCTTGCTGATACTAGACCATCCGTTCTTCGGTACTGCCGTATCTCGGCGACCGATACAGTATGGTGATGAAGTGCCAACGGCAGGAATGTCAGCGACAGGTCAGATAATGCTTAACCCCGAGTGGGTAGAGCCTTTGACTGTCAAAGAGATAATGTTCCTGTTGGCTCACGAGGCTATGCACTACATGTTATCTCATGCGTTGCGACGACAACACCGCGACCATAGAGCATGGAATGTAGCTTGTGACAAAGTCATTAATGACACACTCATTGATGCCAAAGTCGGTACATTTATTGACGGCGGTGTCACACATAAAGATGCTAGGTTCGGTGCGTCCGAGCAGTTCTATGATGAGAACGACGATGACATGGGTGAGGGCGGTATCGGTGAAGATGTCGGCGACATAGTTGACGAAAATGGTCAGCCATTAGACGACGCAACTGTGCAACAGTTACAGGCTCAAGCTAAGATAGAGGCTATACAGTCTGCAAAACTAGCCAAGCAAAGTGGTAAGTTGCCCGAGTCTATCGAGCGAATAGTTGAAGAAATGGTTAATGTAGTAACTCCGTGGCACGAGAAACTGGAACGATACATGTCTGCCAAAGTCAGAGATGGCTACTCATGGAATAGACCTAATCGTCGTTTCGTCGGACAGGGTATGTACCTCCCAGGCTACGACTACATACCACGCATGGGTGAAGTTGTTATTGCAGTAGACACCTCGGGCAGTCTTGACTCCAGAGAGTTAGCATTGTTTCAAGGGCATATCAATCGTATCGTCGATACCTGTACACCAGAAAAGATAACTGTGTTGTACTGCGACTATGCCATAGGTGGTACTACTGAGTATACACCCGACGACTTACCGATAGTACTCAAACCAGTAGGTGGTGGCGGTACTTCGTTCAAGCCTGTGTTCAAGTGGCTCGACTCCTATGACGGCGAGGTAGAGTGTCTTATCTACTTTACCGACGGCTGGGGCGACCAAGACGAGCTAGACCAGTTATCCATCACAGGCAAGGTAGATACTGTGTGGCTAACTACTGATAAAGAGGACTTCCCGTTTGGCGAAGTCATAACATTTAACGAGGAGTAAATTATGTCAAAAGTAAAAGACGAAGAAATTGCAAGACTAAAGGAAGTCATTGCAGGGTTAACTGCTGAGCGGATACTACCACCCGAACCCGAGGAGGAGTATGTGCAAGAGTACACTTGCGATGACTGTGCTTGGCCAGACGGACAACTACGCAGTGATGTAAGTTGTGAGTGTGGTATGAATGATGATGAAGAAACACCCAAAGGTTTTTACCATTGGGCAGATGAGGAGGAGTACAAGTGAAAGAACTAAAATTTGATAATGATAACAAGAGGTGGGATAGGTACGGTGCTTTCCACCACACAGATGGTGGGCTTGTACACTTTGATACGGGCGAGGTCATGGTTAGAGCGAACATGGAATCGTACTATCGTACTGTGTACTCCGAATTCGGAATACAGTTAGTGTCTACGACTGAGAAAGAATGTCCTAAATTGTACTTCGACAGGGAATGTACTGAACTTGTGACTAAGGCATGGCTCACACAAGATGGTCAACAAGAGTTGGCTATCGACCTCGAGCAGAACTGTGCCGTAGCGTTTAGATATCACAACTGGTATCGGGGCAAACGCGAGGCTCTACCTGCTCTAGGCTCTCATGTAGAGCAAGCAAGTGCGTACTGGTCGGGTGCTAATCGTATGCCTGTGCCACTAGCTAAGATACAAGTACAAGCACCTAACCCCGATTACAGGAAAAAAGTTCAGCCTGTACTAAATGATGAAGTGCAACCTGTTGTTACTGCAATGTGGCGACTGTCTGATGCAAGCAAAGGTTATCAGTACAGTACCAGTAAGTTTAGAGCCAAAGAAACATGGCTCGACTCATCGGGGCAGGAAATTATCGACGACATAATGACAGGTCTAAGTGACTACAACAAAACTGAGGCTATGCGTTCGATAGCACAACACGGGTTTCGTCTACCCCGAGCAACGACTGAAGTAGACTTTCTATATATAAAAGGAGGTGCGTAGTGCATCAGAATAATTTTAGTGAAATAGTAGGTATGGCTCACAACAAAGCCACAAAGCAAGTACGAGTTGAAATGGACTTCGACACAAGTAAGTGGTCGGGGCGTATGAAGAACATCGTATGTAGAGCAATCGACACAGGTGTCGCAGACTGTGGTTGGGAAACAGGTTGGTGGATTAAACACTTCCTAGCACACCACGGGTTAGGTACTGAAAGGTTGTGGGGTTGGCAGTCTGACCTACCTCTAAATGTAATCAAAGAGGACATGGTTGAAGAGGCAGTTGCGTATGTAGCCGCGATGATTAAAGTCAAAGACTATAAACTATTAGACTACAACGAGCGAAACTGGATAGAAAGACTAACTGAGAAAGGAGTTAGTAGTTTGACTAAACAAGAGTTAGATGCCATGAACTGGCAACAGAGAAACAATCAAGGTGTGATAGACATACCTGTGCCTAACTTTAGCAAGGCTGATAGACAGGTGTTTATCAAGAAATACCTAAAGCCAATGGACGAGCAACAGAAGATAAAACGAGCCGAACTAATAAATTCTATAAGAAGTGGTTCATTGTTATCTATTTCGTATATAATTAATGATTAAGGAGAGCAAATATGTATGTAAGAAAAACACAAACCCTCATCACAGATATTGAGCATGAGGTCTATAAGATGCAACAGAGTGCTATTTCTAAACTCACTAGTGAGAACAATGTAGAGATAGGCACACCACTCCATGCAGAAATTAAAACTGCCATAGAAAATACTCTGTGGCAATTAGCACCCGACCTCAAAGATAAGATGCCTAAAGAATGGTTGTCCGATGAAACGCATGTAATGGTTGATTTTCCATCAGACGAACATAGAACTGTACGCTACAACTTTGGGTCGCAAACTGGTGACGAACTCAAGATACCACCACACTTTAGGCGTTGGGATGATATCCACATATCACAAAAGTACTGGACACCCTTAATACAAGAGTGGTTAAGCAGTCAACACAATGCAGAAGTTGAGCGACAGAAGATTGTTGATAGTTACCATACTATCAGTTCGCAATTGACTTCGTTCATGGCAAAGCATGCGTCACTTAACACGGCACTCAAAGAGATGCCCGAGTTAGAACTTTATGTACCTAATAGTTACATTGAGAAAGTGAACAAAAAAGAAGAACGCGTCAAAGCGACACCATCCGTACCAACTACACACGACGACACAGAAGTTGATGTTGAAGCGTTGACGAGGGCGGCGATTGCTCATCGAGTAAGTACGGCGAGCGAATAATATGTCTATGCACGGGCGAGAATGGAAGTGCCTAGATGAGGTTGAGATGGTAGATTGTGCAATGGAAGTTAAGAAGTTGTACAATCTATACCTCGACGCTGACTTTGAAGATGATGTAACACTAGCCTTATACTATAAGTCTAAGATGCAACATTTTCAAAAGTTAGTGGACGACGGCGTAGAGTTTCAGCCTAATTTTTAACTAAGGAGCGATTATGACTATTGATGAACTTAAAAAAGGTTGGGCAAAGGTTACTATCCTACGAGATTTAAAGGATAGGACTGAGGAAGTTAGCCAAACCGAACTGAGTGAAACTGAATTTGATGTGTTATGTTTTATTGCACATCAGAGCGGTACTGCTACTATAACTGCAATGGTGACGCACCCTTACTTCAAGGGTGTTTCATTGTCTACTATAAAGAGGGCGGTACTTTTATTAACCAAAGAAACACTTATACAGGCAACAGAAGGTAGCGATAGGCGAGAAAGATACCTTTCTGTGGTGGAGGTGTAACATGCACAAGAAACTTTACTATCTACTAATGACGGCAGGTTCTTTCGCTATGACAATTATGCTAGGCATATGCGTTGTGTGGGTACTTGCAATCGCAGGGTGTTCGACGAACTACGAGGACAACCCGTTACTGATACCACCCAACACACTACTTAACAGTACACCCGACAAGGGTATTTGTTGTATGGCTGATGAGGACTTTCCATCGGGTTGCGATGGTTTTTTAACAATTTGTGAGGAGTAAGTATGTCAAAAAAAGAGACACTAGCCGATAAGGCTAAGAAAGCAGGACTACCCGTACAGGTAGTTTATAACCGCAAGCACGCAGGTTGGTCAGAGAAGAAGGCACTATCTGTACCTTTGCGAGGTTACAAGAAAAAAGAGATATCCTATAAGGTAGAGCCTAAGAAGGTGCAAACCTCGGCAGCGAAGCCTAAAAAACCTACTGTGCCTTTACCTGTGGAAAAATATGAAGCACCTAAGAGTAATACATTTATATATCTATCAGTTGTATTAGTCATTTTAGTAATCTTTGCAATTATGTCCACATGAAGATATGTACAGTTGACTTGGAGACTTTTTGGGATGTTGGTCATTCGCTTACCAAGATGTCTCCAATCGCGTACTGCATGCACCCCGACACAGAGATAATCAGTTGTGCGTTTAAGTTCGGCAACCAAGAAACCGAAGTAATCTTTGGTGAGGATGAAGTCAAGCAATACTGTGATTCCGTTGATTGGTCACAGTATTGGGTTGTCGGACACAACCTGTCGGGATTCGATTCCATGATACTATCATGGCGACTCAACATCAAACCCCTACTATGGGGTTGTACTCTTGCAATGGCAAGACCTATCCACGCAAAAGATGTAGGCTTATCGTTAGCCAAGCTAGTAACTCATTACGGACTTGGTGTCAAAGATAACTTCGCTCTACTACAAACCAAAGGCAAACGACTATCCGATTTCACAGAGCAAGAGATTGCAGACATGGGTGTATACAACAAAGCTGATGTCGACCAATGCTATCAGTTGTTGCTACGACTCATACCACAGACAAAAAAAGACGAGGTAAAACTAATCGACATGACAATTCGCTCACTTGTTGAGCCTACATTCGCATGTGATATGGATTTACTACATAACACCTTAGAGGAAGAAAGCATACGCAAACGCGAACTACTGCTTGACGCCGCCGACAAGATGCTCGACGAACCTCTACTAACGGATGAAGAAAAAGTACAGTCTGTACTAAAACTTCTATCATCTGCCCCCAAGTTTGCTAAGTTTTTAGAAAGTATTGAAGTTGAAGTACCTAAAAAAATTTCGCCGACAACAGGTAAAGAAATACCTGCATTAGCAAAGACTGACGAGGAGTTCATTGCACTACAAGAGCATGATAATCCTCTGGTCGCAACGGCGGCAAACGCAAGACTAGATGCAAAGAGTACATTGTTGCAGACTAGAATCAAGGCTTTCATCTCGGCGGCAGACTCACACCCACAAAAAAAAGTACCGATTCCGTTAAAGTATTACGGTGCTGATACTACTGGTCGTTGGTCGGGTTGGGCATATAACCCACAGAATTTACCACGGGTACACCCTAAGTTTCCCAAGCCATCCGATGCACTACGCAAATCCCTAGTTGCACCCAAAGGATATAAGGTCGTAGTTGCAGACTTATCGGGTATTGAACTAAGAGTTAACCACTTCTTATGGAAAGTACCATCTAGCATGGAACTATTCGAGAAAGACAGAGAGAACGCAGACTTATATAAAGACTTTGCAAGTAAACTCTATGAGGTATATGAGAGCGAAGTAACTAAAGAACAACGACAAGTTGGTAAGGTTGCACATTTAGGTCTAGGCTTTGGTGCAGGCTCCGTTACCTTTCAGAAAGTGGCCAAGCTTATGGGTGGCGTCGATATAGACCTGGACGAATCGAAAGACATCGTCGATGCGTGGCGAATGGCATACCCCGAGATAACTATCGGGTGGCGGACATGTCACAAGGCACTATCAACTATCATTAGAGGGGCGACAGGTGGTGCAATAGACCCGTGGGGAATGGTATATCCTACACCCGAAGGACTTCAAACACCTAAAGGGATAATCAGATACCCTAACCTACGCACAGAAATGAACGAAGAAACTAACAGAACTGAGTTTGTTTATGGGCAAGGCAGAAATAAGGCAAGGATATATGCAGGAAAAATTGACGAGAACATTGTTCAGCACCTTGCGAGGTGCGTCATTGCAGATAATGCTTTAGAAGTACAACGCCGTTTGGGACTAATACCTGCACTTATGGTACACGACGAACTCGTCTATGTAGTTCCTGGAGATCAAGCTCAAACGACGCTTGACATCGTCCAAGAGATAATGCGTACGCCCCCTGTTTGGTGGCCAGAACTCCTTACTTGGAGTGAGGGTGACATAGCAGATACCTACGGCGACGCCAAATAATAGTGTACACTACGACTCATAACTAACACAAAAAGGAGTTAAAAATGATGTATGTAATTTATGGGGTAATAGTTTCAGCAATTCTTATCGGTTG